GCTTGAACCTCTTCTGGCAAGCAATTCATTCTACTTTCAGATGTATTATCTTCTATATCTACTAGTTTAACTAGTCTTGCATCACCGCTCGATTCATCTAAGATGCGTTGCCAATATGTTTCATTGGGTTCATTTTTTAGGTGAGTCAATGCTACAACAGCGGTTATCATATCATCTGGCATTCCAATGTCATGAAGGTCCTTAATGGTTGTATCCGTATCTTCTAGTAGGTCGTGGCAAATTGCAATGCATTTTTGGTTTTCGGTTGTAAGGCTTTCGTCTAGCATTACTCGTAACGGATGAAAAATGTATGGCAATCCGTTTTTGTCTGTTTGTTCGGCATGTTTATATGTTGCAAATATTATGCAATGGTCTATTAATTTCATGTAGTCCTCATTATAACTTTTGGTTGTTCATTGCTATCATAAAGTACAGCGATACCATTTTCTATCGCTACATATCGATAGCGATCTAAGCCAAATCCTTTTGTGCAATATGGATCAACACTAATTAGGTTTTGGGAATCAAAACCACTTTTTTCTATCCATTCAGGCGGTGTATGTCCAACTATTTGCATGATAGGTAGTGGTGGATTTTTGTTGGTTGGTCTATACCATAATGGACTATCATCACACCATACGGTTTCCAAATTTAATTTATTTAAATGTTGTACGATTTCGGGTATTGTATAATTTGCGTTCATATTCGTGTTTTTCACGAACTTTTTTGATAACCCCGCGTGTGTAATCAATATATTACCAACGTTTGCAGCTATTTTAAAATAGCCAGAATGCTCTAATGTATAATTTCTTGTTTCTTGATCAAAAGAATTCTGTGGCCATATATGTCGATTGATGATAGTTGCGGCGTCGTGATTGCCCCACAACAATTCCGCACTGTTTGCTATTAATATGTCGAAACATTCTATTGCTTCATGTCCTATGTCTAATATATCACCTAAAAATATAAGTCTATCCCAATTTTTTGCGTGATTCAATACATTTGTTATTAGATGTGGCTGTCCGTGACAATCCGCTATTATTATAGTCTTCACAAAGTTTATATAGTATGTTTTGGTATAAGTACTTTTTGGTTTATACAAGAACCAAAAACTATAAATAATATAGACATTAATATGTGCTTATGACGAGAAAATTTGGAAGATGATATAAATGGTAGACGAATATAATACTATAAAAGTATACATAAACAATGAAATGTATGTTATTAACATGGATGCTGATTTTGTATCAGAAAAAAGCACGTGGGAAGAATTCATAAAAGAAATACAAGAAGAAAATGAAATAATAAAAGCTACATTAGATTTAATAGATGAAAAATATATAACTTGTGTGGTTGACGGGAATACAAAAGAATCGTCTGAAAGTTTGCTGAAGACACAGTGCAAGGATAACGAAAAAGCAATTGAATACATAAAAAGTAAATTGGAGTGATGATTAGTATGGAAATTTTTAATCCTATATTCTGTGCAGTAATGGTGGTGTTCATTTTAGAAGGATTGCGTGGATATAATAAGTACGATAGTAGTTGGTATCGCCTTTTAAATGATCTTTTGTTTATGATTGGACTATTGGGATTCGTGACGTATTTGCAATGGTGACCAAAAACTATTTAATTAAGAAGTTATAAAGGTGTAACCATGATTATTCTAGAAAATGGAAAACCTGTTGGATGCACACAAAACATATATGACCTGCCAGTGTATTGCAAGGATTGTGAATTGCGAAATACAGTATCTTGTACCGTAAATGGATATAATATGGAACAAAAACCAGATCCTATTTACGAGAACACCGCTAAAGCTATTGGAAACCTTGTTGCCGAAAAACAGCTCCAATACGGTAATTCATTCGGAAATGCTGGAAAGGTCTTGAAGGTTTTGTATCCAAATGGGATTTCCGTTGATCAAATGGAAGATGCTTTGGTGGTTGTACGTATCGTTGACAAACTTTTTCGAGTAGCAAATAATAATATGGGCGAGGAAGACGCCTTTCAAGACATAACTGGATATGGGTTGTTGGCAGTAGTTCGAAACAAGCGGTGATGGGATGTATGGATTCACAGAAATGATTAATCAGGAAGCCATGATATGCTTAGACACAATGGCTATTGTGGCTTAATGTCAGAAAAGGTGATAAAAATATGATACATCGTCCAAAAAGTATAAATAGATAGAAGCTATAATATCATAACATGACGCGTACTTTGGCATCCATTGAAACCATCAGCGAACTAAACCCAATTAGCGGTGCGGATAAAATAGAAGTTGCCCGTATAAAAGGCTGGAATGTAGTTGTAAAAAAGGGACAATTTGAAGTTGGAGACAAAGTCGTTTATTGTGAAGTTGATTCTGTTTTGCCGGAACGTCCCGAATTCGAATTCTTAAAGGATAAACATTATAGAATCAGAACTGCAAAACTACGAGGTCAGATTTCCCAGGGAATTTGTTTTCCACTAGATGTTTTGAATAATGGTAATTGGAATCTAAATTATAGTATGGATTCTGTTCCATTTGGGTTCGATGAACTAGAAAATGGGTTCGACGTAACAAATGTTCTTGGCATCACGAAATATGAGAAACCGATTCCAGTTAGTCTTAGAGGTAGAATACGGTGTCCTATTTCTAGATTGGCAGTTCCCAAAACTGATGAGACACGGGTTCAAAACATTCCTGATGTTCTTGAAAGACATAAAGGCAAAACATTTCATGTCACAGAAAAACTAGATGGCACGTCGATGTCCTGCTATATAGATCCAGAAACTGGGCTACATGTCTGTTCAAGAAATGTGGATTTGGCTCCAGATGTCGAGCACAAATGGAATGGCGATTTATACTGGAAATATGCAATTGACCACAACATAGAAGAAATCCTAAAACAATTGGGCAGCACAATCGCTATACAAGGTGAATTGTTTGGCAACGGAATTCAAGGCAATCCATATAAGTTAACGGATATTTGTTATCGCGTATTTAACTTCTGGGACATGACCAATCACCAATATATTGACATTGCTACTATGTGGGATACTGTTGATTCGTTTGGTCTGGGAAAAGATTTCTTGGTTCCATATTTGGGTCAAATAACCTTGGATCACAGCGTAGATGATCTTCTTGAGATGGCAACAGGAAAATCCGTATTGTCCGATACATTACGCGAAGGTCTTGTATTCAGGCCCGAAATTGAAAGTACCGATCACAAAATAGGAAGGTTGTCATTCAAAGCAATTTCGACGAAATATTTATTGGAACGAGGAGAATAACCAAAAACTATAAATACAATACTAACCAATACTTTTTTATGACAAAATTCACAAAGGACGAATTGGTTATTAACCATAAGATACTTAATAGAAAAATGTATATGCAAACAGATGAGTTAACAAAGTTTTATGCATGGTATGAAAATTTGCCACCAGAAAAGAAAGTATTTTACAAAAATGGATTTACTAGGATATTGGCACCAGCGGTAGGAAGGGGTGGTATACTAGTATTGATTATTGGATTTATACTTGGACATTATATAGTTTAAATTTGATGAGGTGAAAAGTTATGACCATAAAAGAATTTATATCCGAAAACAGAAAACTTTTGGATGAAAAGTTTGCAAAGAAGTATCCTAATGGCAAATTTGCTATTCAGGTATTTAATGGAAAAAATAGTTTGCATTGGGTACCTAAAAGAAATACTGCTTGGTTGTCAGTGAAAGGTATATCCAATACCGAAGAGAATGGTATCATAATTGATAGATTTTATCAGAATTCATCATTTGGTAAGGTTTATAATTATGACAATCTCGAAAGTTTGTTAGCAAAAGCAAAAAAATTGGGGTTTTCAAATGAGTTAATAAACAGATTTACAGAAAGATACCAAAAAAGAGATATCAAATAACGTATAATCGTATTTTGTTTTTTTATTTTCATTATTATTTAAGAGGTGTATATTTTGTCAAAAATAAATTTACAAAAATATAATGTTTATCCTTCTTTTAGACCTGGTCAGGAAAAAGCAATAACCCAAATGCTAAAATCCTGGGAATCAGGAAACAAAATAATCAATTTGAATGCTCCAACGGCTGCGGGGAAGACTCTTGATTTATTTATATTTGGAAAAATATTAGAAAAAGAATATTTTGTTAGTAATATTTTATTTACTTCGCCACAAGTTTCATTGATTCAG